TCAACTGTGACTGGACCAACTGGACCAACAGGCTCAGCCTCAACTGTGACTGGACCAACTGGTTCAACTGGAGGTACAGGACCGACAGGACCGACTGGTGCTACAGGTGCTGGGCCAACTGGACCAACTGGTCCTACTGGTCCACAAGTAACTGGACCGACAGGAGCAACTGGCTTAACTGTTGTTGAAAACTACAACGTCACAAATACTGCTGGTGGTGCTGGCTCTTACACAATAAATGGAGCAACGAACCCCACCCTTACCCTTGTTCGAGGTCAAACATACTTCTTTACTGTAAATGCTTCAGGCCATCCTTTCTGGATTAAAACTGCTGCTGTTATTGACAACGTTACTTCCCTCTATAACACAGGTGTTACTAATAATGGCGATGATGTTGGCGGTATTACTTGGACCGTTGATGCTGGTGCTCCCAATACGCTGTACTACATCTGTCAAAACCACTCTTCAATGCAAGGAACCTTTACTATAATCGGATAACTTTAAGACGGAGAACATATATGGAATATCCAAATTGGTTTGCAATGGGTGCTCAGTACTACTTTAATACTCATTTATTTTTGTATGCGGACAAGAGTTTAAAGTGTCTGCAAATTGGTGCGTATACGGGTGATGCTACTTGTTGGCTCTTTGAAAACATCTTAAGAAATCCAAACTCTACGCTTACAGACGTTGACACGTGGGAGGGTTCAGATGAACCTGCTCATCACGATTTAAATTGGCAAAGTGTTGAGCAAGCCTATGATGCCAAAACCTTGATTTATCAGCAAGAAAAAAGACTGGTCAAAAGAAAGATGACCAGCGATGACTTCTTTAAAGAAGATAAAGGTTCTTTTGATTTCATCTACATTGATGGGGACCACAAAGCACTGTCGGTTTTAAAAGATGCCTCTAATGCAATTATGCGGTTAAAGCCTAAAGGAATTCTTGCCTTTGATGACTACACATGGTCTCTTGGTAAGGGTCCTGAGTTTGACCCTAAACCTGCTATTGATGCAATCCTTGTTTGTGCAAAAAATGAGTTCACCGTATTAGAGATAGGGCATCAAGTATGGCTACAGAAAAACTAAAGATTGCTGTTTATTGCATAGCCTTAAATGAGGAGCAGTTTGTACGCAAGTGGTATGAGTCTGCAAAAGAAGCAGACTTTCTTTTAATTGCAGACACAGGTTCAACTGATAAGACTAAAGAAGTTGCTAAAGAACTTGGCATACATGTTATAGATGTAAACATAGTTCCTTGGAGATTTGACACTGCTCGTAACGCATCAATGGCTGGAATTCCTAAAGACATCGACTATTGCATAGCCTTAGATATGGATGAGGTTCTAGTTGAGGGTTGGAGACAACACCTTGAAGAGATGCCTCGCAATATTACGCGACCTAGGTATAAGTACACTTGGTCGTGGAACCCCGATGGAAGTGAAGGTTTAACTTACGGCGGAGATAAAATTCATGGGCGTAGGGGCTACATGTGGACTCACCCTGTTCATGAAGTCATGCGTGGCTACGGCGTACCAGAACAGCAAGGTTGGATTGGTTTAGAGATTCATCATCACCCAGATAACTCAAAATCTCGTGGTCAATACTTTGAACTGCTAGAGATGGCGGTAGCAGAAGCCCCCAATGATGACCGAAACTCTCATTACTTAGGGCGAGAGTATTTCTTTCACGGAATGTTAGATAAGGCTAAAGAAGAATTGCAACGTCATCTTTCTTTACCCACAGCACAGTGGAAGCCAGAACGTGCTGCCTCTATGGTTTATTTGGGCAAGTGCTATCAAGGAGAAGAAAGAGAGTACTGGTTTACGAGGGCTTCTCAAGAGTGTCCAGAAAAACGAGAGGCTTGGGTTGAATTAGCCCAGCACTACTATGACAATCAAATGTGGGAAAAGTGTCTTGCTGTTGTAAAGGTAGCCTTAAATATTGAGGTCAAACCATTAGAGTATTTAAACGACCCTAAAGCATGGAGCGAGTTGCCGTATGACCTGGCTGCAATTGCTGCTTACAATTTAGGGCATAAAGAAGAAGCCCTGACGTATGGGGAAAAAGCCCTTATGCTTAATCCTACAGACGAACGTCTAAAGAAGAATCTAGAATTTTACAAGGAGCCTTGATGCGAGGCAAACGTTTAGAGGGTCGATTTAATATCGCCTATGAACAGAAACGAATCTACGAAAGCATAAAGGAAGATTTACAACTTCCTGTAGGCGTAGAGGTTGACTGGTTTCGTTGGTCTAACGACTATCGAGACACCAACGTAGCCACTGTTTTTGACGATGTGTACGATGTCTCTAGCACCACACCTGGTGAGGGTCGTCGTTGGATGCTTCCATTTAATATGCCTTGTGTTACCGCCCAGTTAGTTCGTGGCAGTAACGAGATGAATGAGCGAGGCTTCTACGTTATAGATAGCCTAAGACTGGTCTTAAATGTTGGGGATGTAGAAAGACTTCTGCCAAATATGCTGGTAAACCCTGACAACCACATTAAAGACCGTATCCTTTACCGAGGAAATGTCTTTGTTCCAACAAGAGTCAATCCACGCGGAGCCTTTAGTTACAACTTTGCGGTTGTAACTGTTGATTGCACTGAAGTGAATGCTGACGAGTTGGTCAATGACCCACAATTTATGCAATATGCCCAAAAGAGTACCAAAGAGTTACCACCTATTGCTTATGCTGGGTACGGTAAAGGAAACTTTGGAACTGAAGAGTACGGAAGGTAACCATGTCACTAACACAAGAACAATATGATGCAGCAAAGGCTGTCCTTGAGGCAGAACTTGCGGAGTCCGTTGATACGCGTGAACAAGAACGCATCAAAAAGGCTCTAGAAGATATTGAAGCGTTGGTTATAACTGATGCCACTGAATAAGCCTAATTACGGCGATTTAAACTGGCATACGCCACTTAATACTGCTCTTGATTATCTAGACGGTCAAGACACTTTAAAGGCTCCAATTGCATCCCCAACTTTTACAGGTACTTTAACAACCCCAGTTTCTAGCATTACGCAGTATCAAAAGTTTGCGGTTGCTGCAGTAACTACCCCTATTACTGCTGCTACTTATGCTGTAGCGGTTACTGATACTTACGTTATCTTTAACTCTGCTTCTGCAATTGTAGTTACTTTGCCAACTGCTGCTTCTTTTGCAGGAAGAGTCCTAAATTTCAAGACAATTAATGTTGGCGCAGTAACCTCTGCTTCCAGCAATGTGCTTCCATTAGCAACTACAACTGCTGCTGCTACTCTCTTTTCTGCTAATACAGCAGGTAAATGGACAACGTTAGTTTGTAATGGCACTAACTGGGTAGTGATGGCACAGAACTAATGGCTGAAAAGAAGAAGCCTGTTAAACCAGAGAAGTCAATAACACTTGCTATTGGCGTTCCTGGTCGAAAAGCCCACGTAACCCATAAGGTTTCTAAGGATAAAAAAGGCGATGTGATTGTAGAACACACCAATGTAAAACTAGCCAAGTATGACAAAATTAACCTTACTAAAAAAGCGGGTAGTAAAAACGTTAGTCAAGGTGTAAAAGCAGTAAAGCAGTACCATAAACAAAATCCTCATAGAAATCAGGGCAGATAATGGCTAAACAAGGACCTTGTTGGGAAGGCTACGTTCAAGTGGGCTTCAAAAACAAAGACGGAAAAAAAGTGCCTAACTGTGTTCCAGAAGGCAAAGGTAAAAGTAAAGTCGCCAAACCAAAGAAAGCAGGTAAAAAGTAATGTGTGCAGCATGTGGATGTGGAAAGAAAAAGGGTCAGCCAGGATTCGGTAAAGGTCCAAAGGCAAAGGCCAGTGGCAAGGCATGTACCTGTGGTACTTGCAAGGCTTGTAAGGCAAAGAAGAAGTAATGTGTGCTACCTGTGGCTGTATGCAGCCTAAGAACAAGCACGGCATGAAGACTCTTGCTTCCGCAAACAAAAAGTTTGCCAAAAAAGACAGCAGCAAGAAGTCCAAACCAAAGCCTAAAAAGAAGTAATGAGTTCAGCCCCCAGAGTTCTCCTGGGGGCTTTATTCTTTAAGCAGTAAAAACTATGCGGGTTTTTGCTGTACTACTTGCTGATTATGTGAGACCTCTGGGAGGTTAGTTATGTCTATTCCGTGGTATGAACAGATTACAAACATTCATTCTGCCAGCGAACGTGACGAATTTGTTAAGGGTATGTACGGTCAAAGACCCAACAGTCAGCACACTTTTTTAATCGGGTTGCTTGCTGGATATTTTGGGACTAAGTACGCAACCAACGCAATATTCAAGAAGTCACGCCGTGAAAACAACTAACTATCGCCAAGTCTTAGCACAGTCAGCCCAAAAAACAGCGGTCATGATGACTGCTGAATTACGCCAAGAGTGCCTTTCTAGTGGGTGGCCTTCCTCTGTAGTTAGCCGTATCAGGGTTAAATTTGAGGGCAATAAATTTATTTATGATATTCCAGAAGACCTCAAAAAAGAGGTTGGCAACTTAGAGTATGGAACTCCTAATAAGCAACTTTCTCCTGCCCTACATCGCTATGGCAACAGAACCAGCAATGCTGAGTCCTTCCTTCTTAAGACAGCGGGGAAACTACTTAAATGATTGGTCAACTATTTTTAGCCGAAGATGAAGCCTTAAAGAACTTACTTAAGGGCATGGTTGTTACAGACCAGAGAGCAAACTCAGAAGGTGTAAATCGCCCTGTAGGAGTTTGGTTTGGAATGCCTGACCAAGAACTACGTGAACAAGCCTTTCCGTATATGACGATAGACCTCATCGATATTGCCGAAGACCGTGAACGAGCCATGCGTGGCACTATCAGTGACCAAGACTACGCCTACTTTAAGTACATGAAACCTGCTGCTTTACCACAAGGCAAAGGTGCAAAACAAAGTTTTCCAATCCCAGTTTATCTTGATTATCAGGTGACAACATTTGCTCGTCACCCACGACATGACCGACAAATTTTAAGCGACCTCTTGTACACAAGACTACCGCTTAGATTTGGCTCGCTATCTACCGCCGATGAAACAGTTCGTCGGTTAGACATACTAGATGTTGCCAAACGTGACCTTGTTGAACAAGGGAAACGGTTGTACAGCAATGCAATAAGAGTGCGTATTTCATCCGAAATGCCACTGACTCAATACCGAGAACTATTTAAGGTGCAAAAAGTTACAACATCGGGACCTCTTGGAACCCCTCGCGGGAAATTCTGGGGAGTCGATACGTTCACAATAACGCCAAAATAACGCTAACACTAAACCCTAGTTAGGAGAAAACAGAATGACAGTTTACAAACGCCCAGGCGTTTACATCAGTGAACGTTTGTTACCTGCACCTATCGCTGCTCTTGGCACAGCCCAAGCAGCAGGAGCAGTAGTTGGTACGTTTGCAAGTGGTCCAACCACAGCAACGTATGTTTCATCTTGGTATGAATTTACCAAAATTTTCGGAGGCTACAATGCCGCATTTCCAGCCTCATTTCAGGTTGGTGCGTTCTTCCAAAACGGTGGACGCGAACTTTACGTAAAGCGTATTCTTCCAGGAGACGCAGCAGCAGCAGGTGTCTCTATACCTCGTGCAGCAGGTCAAGGAAACGTCCTTACCATTGCTGCTCGTGATAAAGGAACAGACGGCAATAACCTTCGCGTTAGAGTAACCGCAGGTGTCGCAGGTGCAGGATACTACGACATTTCTGTTTACAAAGAGGGAGTTGCTGGAACTGCTCAAGACGTTACAAACGATGTTCTTCTTGAGTTGTTTGAAAACGTAGTGTTTGCAGGTGTAACCCTAAGTGACTATGCAGCCACTGTAGTAAACACACTATCTAATTACATTAAAATCACTATTGATGATGCAGTTAATGCTCCAAACACATCTGTGTACCCATTAACTAGCGGTTCAAACGGTGGAACTATTGTTGAAGCAGACTTTAACGATGTAACCACAGGTTACGCTGCACAGTTTGACAAAGTTGATAGACCACTTGTTGTGTTCTTCCCAGCACTAGATGTGCTCATGGGAGCAAATACCGCAAGTACAATTATTGCAGCAGCCATGTCTTGGGCTGCAGGAGATGGTAAGCACTTTGTTGTTGCAGAGACCCCAGCAGCCCGTACAGTAAGTCAGGCTCTGTCTGTTGCTACTGCACTTGTGGGTCCTAGCCACGGTGCTGTGTATTACCCACATTACTACATCACTGACCCAGTAGGTCGTGGTGCATCGGCAATTCGTTTGATTGGACCTGCAGGAGCAGTTACTGGAATTTATCTAGCAACTGATGCAACTGTTGGACCATTTAAATCACCAGCAGGTATTGGAACAACTGTTGCAGGAGCAATTGCTCTTGAAAGAAGTTTTACATCCTTAGAACTTGACAGCATGAACTCTGCTGTTGGTCCAGTAAATCCAATTCGTCAGATTCCAGGTGCAGGTCTCTCAGTAATGGGTGCTCGTACTTTGAAGCAAGACGGAACTGCAAACAAGTATGTAAACATGCGTCGTTCTCTTATCTTTATTCGTAAGAAGTTGAACGACCTATCTCAATTTGCACTATTTGAGAACAATGATGAAAGACTGTGGGAACGTATTGACACAACCTTTACATCGTTCTTAAATGAATACCGCAATCAAGGCGGTCTTCGCGGTGCATCAGCAGCCGAAGCCTTTTACATAAAGGTTGATGCTGAAAACAACCCAGACAATCTGATTGCTCAAGGACAAGTTAACATCGAAGTTGGAGTTGCTCTGCAATATCCAGCCGAGTTTGTAATTATTACCTTAAGCCAAAAGACAGCAAACTAAGAAAGAAGGTAAAGTAAATGGCAAGCATTTATCAAAATCGGTCCACATTAACAACTGACCCGATTCGTAACTTTCGGTTTCTTGTCAATTTTAGTGCTGTTAATAGCACTGACACAAACCTCAACATTGCAACAGCAACGTTAGGGTTTACTTCAGTGTCAGGCTTAGCGGTAACAACTGACTCGATTCCGTACCGTGAAGGTGGCTTCAACACTACCGTTCACCAAATTCCAGGACAGACTTCATTCCAGCCAATTACGCTACAAAATGGCGTAGTTATTGGAAAGAAGCAGAAATGGGATTGGATGCGAAATATGTTCGCAACAGTCCAAGGTGGACCAAAGCGCAGTATTGACCAAGGATTTCGTTGCGATATAACTATCAAGGTTCTAGCACACCCAATTCCAGTGATTACTGCTGCAGAAGAAGGCGTAAAAGATGTCGCAATGCAGTTCAAGGTTTACAACGCATGGCCTACTGCTGTGGCATACTCAGACCTTAATGCTGGTGACAACTCTCTATTCGTAGAGCAGATGACCCTAGTACACGAAGGCTTTGATTGTTCATGGTCAGGAATGACTAACAACGTATTCTCACCAGCACCAGCAATTGGTGCTTCAGGTGGAAACTAACTAAGAAGAGAATAGGACCACAATATGAGTACACAAACAGTTACCACTGTTAAAGCAGGAGACAATCCCGACCTCGTAAATCAGATGGTTGCTCAATCTTTGGCAGAAAAGCCTGGAGATAAAAGCGTAACCATTATTCACCCTTCTGACACTGTAGTGACGCTCCCTGGCGGATATGTAACATCCGCTGGGGAAGTCATTAGAGAAGTCGAAGTACGTGAACTAAACGGTAAAGATGAAGAAGCAATTGCTCGTGCTACTAACGTAGGTAAAGCACTGCTAACAATTCTTTCTCGTGGAGTTGTGCGTATTGGAGAAGAACCAGCCACTGAATCAATGCTAGATAGCCTACTTGCAGGTGACAGAGACTTTTTAATGATTGCTATTTATAAAGCAACCTTTGGAAACACTGCCATATTGCAAGGCATTTGTCCAGACGATAACACCTTTAAAGAGGTTGAAATCAACATTGACGAAGATGTAAAAATCAAAGCAATTCTAGACGTTTATCAAAGAGTATTTACAGTTGATTGCAAAGTTGGTCCTGTAGAAATTGCACTACCTACTGGACACACTCAAAAAGACCTTGTAAATAACTCTGATAAAACAGTGGCAGAATTAACTACTATCTTGTTAGAAAACTGCGTAAACACAATTAATGGCAGCCCTGTGATTGGAAAAGCACAGGTACAAAATCTTGGCCTTAACGACCGCAAGAAAATTGCGGTAGCGATTAACAGCCGAAACTTTGGTCCAGTCTTTGATGACATCAAAGTGGATTGCCCTGATTGTGATAGCGAGGTACTTGTTCCCCTTAATCTGGGGACCCTTTTTCGTTTCTAGCACAACGGACTACTCGACATTAGTGGCTGAATGGCTGGCTTTGTCGGACAGGCATCAAGGCTGGACTCTAACCGAGATTAAAGAACTTGGTATTAGAGAAAGACGTAACTGGATTCATCTTATGCAAGAAGGCTATTAGGAGTTGACACGTGGCAGACGATATTAGCGAGTCGTTATCTAAAACCAATAAGGAATTAGATGACATCGTAAAGAAACTTGCTGGCATAGAGAAATCGTTAAAGACGATTGGCTCTAGTGCTAGTAAGGTTCCTGGTGCTGTCCGTGGAGCCACAAAGGGTGGCGGAGACATTGGAAATATGTCTACCTCTACCTCCATGATGCCACAAATGGGCAAAACTTCTTTTGGTGGAGAAACAGCAAACCAAGAGTTTATGAACCGCTATAAAGAAGCGGGAAATCTTTTAGGTTTAGGTAAGTTTAGTAACAACCAAATGGCCTTGGGTATTGCTCAAGGTGGCATGCAAATGGGCATGGGTTTACTTGGTGGGGCAATGATGGCTGCTCCATCTGCTACCTCTGTTATGGCAAGTTCGGCTAACTATTACGGAGCCTCTATCCGTTCAGGTGGTCTTGGGTATCAACAAATTACCAATATGACTATGAAGGGTCTTGGTCCACTAGGAATAACTGGTGAACAATCCCCTGCTGCAACTGCTGCAATTTTGGCTGCTCGTGGTGTTATGCCAGGTACTGCTCAATTTAAAACCATGATGGGTGAAATTGGCGGAGCAGCAAGATTTATGAACATGGCAAACGAAAACGCTGCTGTGGCTTTATCTGGATTGACTCAAGGTGGAATGAGTTCACGCCTTTATCAGGCTGGTATCAGCACCTTTGATAGAGAAAAGGGCGAGTTCCGTGGTGGTTCAGCGGTCTTTAATCAAATCCTTGACCGCATGACTTTTGGCCGTGAAAAGGCATCTGTTAAAGACACTATGAACAGTATTCAAGGTGGCTTCTTGCAACAGACTGCAAACTCATTGGGAATGTCTGAAGACCAAAGACAAATGTTTTATCAAACAGCGATTAACCGTGCAGGTGGTACGGAAAAAGATTTGGCTAAATTAGGTATTGGTGCAAACCCACTTGAAGCACAAAAGAGAATTGTTCAATCAGATGTTGAAACTTTAAACGCTTTTGTTAAACCTGTTTTAAAAGGTATGGAAAATGCTGCAGACATTGTAGAAGCAGCAAACCGCGGACTACAAACATTTGCAGACCAACTAGGTTATGTAAGTGGACTCATGGGTGGTATTGGGCAAAGCCGTGTATCAACAGGACTGGGTGCTGCTACTGGAGGTTTCCTTGGTGGTGCGTCAACTATCCTTGGAGCAATGGGCCTTAAGTCCTTAATGAGTAAAGGCGGAGGTGCTCTCAAGGGTGCTTTCGGTAAACTTGGAGGAATCAAAGGTCTTTTAGGAAAAGCAGGTCTTGCTGGTTTAACTTACACAGGACTTGAAAAAGGCCAACAGTTTTTAAACAAAGCAGATGTTCCCGATGAAGTTCGTTATATTGCCAACCTTCTTTATGATGCAGGGCAAGGCGGTCTTTCTGGATTAGCAACAGGAAATCCATTGGTTGGACTTGGTGGCGTTGCTGCAGGTACTGCTGGTGCTGTTGCAAATCCTTATGGTGGTAAGGGTGGACCTTCTGGTAATTCTTTTGGCGGTTCTTTTGGTGCAAGTCAAAATCAAATGGCTCTTTCAAGCCCCGTTGCAGGTGGTTTAACCAGTGCTTCTTATGGTGATAAAGGAAAGATTTGGAATGGTGGAAAGCACACAGGAAATGATTATCCATGTCCAATTGGTACAGATGTTCGTGCAACCATGGACGGTGTTGTATACAACGACAACCCTACTAGCGAGTACGGTAAAACTGTTCAAATAGACCATGGAAATGGTTATCAAACATTATTTGGTCACCTTTCAAAGGTGCTAGTTTCAAATGGTCAAAAAGTTAAAAAGGGCGATGTTATTGGTAAATCAGGTGACACTGGAAATGTAGATGGTCCTCACGTTCACTATGAAGTACGTAAAGGAAAAAATAATCCTGTTAATCCAGACCAACTACAATCAGGACCAGATGGTGGCTTCTCTGCAGTAAACGCTCTGACCTCTGCCAGTTTAACTTCTTCTATATCTGGTGCAGAAGGTAACAACATTGCTCTGTCAAAACTATTGGGTTCAGGAACCACTTCTTCTTTAGCACAATCTGGGGGAATTTTAGGCGGTGTTTCAGGAGCCTCATCTGCTTACGGTGGCGGTGGCGGTGGAGGCTCAGCAAATTCAAAGGTTATCCTTGGCACAGGTAGTGAAAAAGAGTGGGCTACAGGTCTGCTTGCAAAACTTGGTGCACCTGTTAGTGAAGCATCTATTAATGCACTTACAACATGGATGCGACATGAGGGTGGGCATTGGAAAAACTCCGCTAATTACAACCCATTAAACACAACGTATTCAATGGCTGGGTCTACTAGCATGAACTCAGTTGGAGTTAAAAGTTATAAGTCTTGGGAAGACGGTTATGCAGCAACTGTCAATACCTTAACTGGTAAGAATGCTGATGACCGTGGCTACTCTGCAATTGTAAGTGCCTTAAGGTCAGGAGCATCAACAGACGCTATTTTAGGAGCAATAAATAACTCTGCGTGGATGACAGGAAAAACTGGCGGTACTCCTTACAAATTCCAGGGTGGAAGTACAAGTCTAAGCGTTGCATCTCCTTCTATGTCTTACAGTGGCGGTGGTGCTAATGTCACTATAAACGCTACATTTAATAACGCGACTGAAAATGAAGCACGTCAATTAGTTCAGTTAGTGAAAAAAGAGTTAGAAAACTCTTTATCAATTAGTACTATGGGGAGAAACTAATGACAGATGTAAAACCTTTATTTTTTGGTAACGAAGCCTTTAACAAAACGTGGACAAAGATTACAACTAAGGCTATTACTGACCCTAAGTATGCTGAAACTCAGCGACGTGAGGCAGTAAAAGATACACAAGCACTGGTAAAAACTGCTGCTCAACAAAAAAAAGACCTAGATGCTGCGGTAAAGGGTCAAAAAGCAAATCAAACAGCAATAACAAAATTAGTAACAGAGATTATTAACTTAGATTCTAATAATGACGGCGTAGTAAACGCTGGTGGCAACCAGAATACGTTAAATCAAAAGAATGCTGCACTCAAGGTGCTAGAACAAAAGAAAGCAACCTTTCAAAACAGCATTACAAGTCTTGAAAAGTCAATTATTAGTAGTGATAGAAACCTTAATAACCAAAGCCTATTGTTAGCCAAACTAGACTCTATTACGGGAGTAACTAGCCCTGTGTTAATTACGGGTGGCACAGGCAATGGTTCAAACCCTCCATCTACTGCTGGAGGTGCTCAAGTCATAGGAGCCTACGTTTACAACATTCCTATGATGAGGTCTGCTTACTTTTCTAGTAACGGTCTTCAGTCTCGTTTAACAGATGCTGGAGTCAATACCCCAGCAGCCATCAGTAATGCTCAAACAGATGCTTTTGACGATAATGGTACTCGTGGTGCTATTCAAATGAATGCAGAGACTGCAAAGTACCTTAAAGAAAAAATCCCAAATAAGAAGGGTCAAAAAAGAGACCCCAATGCGTATGGGTTTGCCTTTCACTATAACCCGACTGCTGTTCAAATGAGTTATGGAACATTATCCGATGTATCCCCTGAGTTACTTCAATACGGAGAAGGCACTAAGTTTAATCCCATTACTCCTCTTGGCGATAGCAAAATATCCTTTACCCTGTATTTAAATCGAATTGATGATTTAAGTTACATAACAGAAGACGGACTATTACAAATGCCTCTGAAAAAAGGGGATAAGCCAACAGTCTTTGAGTCTACTGACCTATACCCAGTAAAAGTTTTACCTGAAACCCTTAAAGAAATTTATCGCAAAGGCACAATGTATGACCTTGAGTTTCTTTTTAAAGCAGTGCATAGTGGTAGCAATGACTACACGAGTGCACTCCGTGGAAAGACAAGTGATATTGGCTGGATTGCAGGTATTGCCGTTGAGTGTCACCTTGGCAAGAACTTGAGGTTTTTGGGAAGAATAGATGGGTTATCAGTTAACCATTTTCAATTTAACGAACGAATGGTTCCTTCACTAACTACTGTGGGCGTAACCGTATCTCGTTTCTACGACATTCCAGCAGCAGATTTGAAGAGGGTGAAATAACTATGATTTTTTTAGATAGTAGGTATGCTGATGGTAAAATTATTCGTCCTTACAATGTTGGTCGCAACACTTACGAACTAACTGTTCTAAGGGACTTTCCCAACATCCTGTCCTCATTTATTTCGTATGAATGGGTAGAAGGAGACCGCATTGACCTTGTTTCTGCTCGTTTTTTTGGAGAACCTGAGTATTGGTGGCAAATTTTAGACGCAAATCCTGAGATTATAAATGCTACAGAGATTCCAATTGGCACGATTTTAAGGATTCCTAATGTCGCTTAGAAACGTTGCAGAGGGTTATCAAGCCCGAATAAACACATCGTACTTAGTTACTTATCCTGAGTTTGCTGCAATAACTCTACAGCCCTATCAAATTGTTCTTCATCAAGAAGAGCGTTCCCACGATGTTGCTATTTTAAAATACCAAATCTTTAGTGACTTCTTTTTTAAAGCATTAAAAACAGGAACCCCCATTTCGTTTTCTTGGAGAAATAGCCCTAAAAATAAAGGGTCTTTTGTTGGGCATGTTGTAAAGGTTAAAAGACTTAAGGCTGCTCAAGCACAGCAAGAACTTGAAATCCACTGTGTTGCATCTTCTTTTGCTTTAAAACAAACTAAAAACAACACATGGAAAAACAAAACCGCTTCAGACATAGTTAAAGACATAGGAAAGCAAACTAAACTAAAAACTGTTGTGACTCCTAACTCAACTAAGTTTACTCAAATTTCACAGTACGGAAAAAGTTATTGGGAATTTTTAAATGAACTTGCTTTTAAAATTGGGTACGTTATGTACGTAAAAGATGCAACTTTATACTTCCAAGATATTGATGAGGTCATTGACAAGCAAGTTGGGTCAATTCCCTTATTAAATTTTGAAACAGAGTTTGCTCCGCCATTTCATTCCCCTATTGAAAGAACATTAGATAAGTTTGAACCTATTATCTCTGACATGATTGAAGATGACGACCAGCCAAGAAAAAGTAACAAATTTCTTTCAGGCATTGACCCAATAACTGCTAAAGTTTATGGAGCCAAAAAAGCACCAACTTCGAGTCGAGGATTAAAAAAGACTCAATCTGACATTATCTTTGATGACAACACAAGTTTTGATGTTACAAATAGCAAAATGTTTGCAGACTCCTTGGCAAAAGGAAAAGCAGATAGAGCACGCATGTCAATGCCAGCAAAGTTTTCAGGTCAAGGGGATTCAAGAATTCGTCCGTATGGGGTTGTAGAAATAACTGGAATTGATGAGACTACAGATGGCTATTGGTTAGTTAGAAGCGTGACACACACTATGAATAAAGTTGGACACTATCAATGTGAAGGCGTTCTTGTTACAGACGGACGTGGGTTACAGGTACAGTCTGCTCGTCGTACGCAAACTGGCACTGTTCCTACATTAAATCTAACCAATAGGGGTAACGGTGAAAAAATAACCAAAAGTAAGACCCCTACACTTTCACAACCACAGTTTTCTTTTTCTCAAACTAAGAGTGGGTACACTCAAAACAAAAGAACTTGGAAGGTGTAATCATGGCAGAAATAGCAATCTCGTTACCTTTTTCACTAGATGCTTATGGGCGAATTACTTCAACAGAATCGCAACAAAAGATTTTTTCAGATAGAGTTTTATCTGTAATTGGAACAAACTTGAAAGAACGGGTTATGTTAGTAGAGTTTGGCACAAAGATTACCTCATACCTTTACGGCTCTATTGAAAAGGCTATATCATCCATTCCAGGGGAAATTGAGCAAGCGTTTGCCAAGTTTTTACCTACCCTTACCTACTCAAATACGAATGTTATTTATGATGAACAGACTGGGACTCTCCTTCTTGATATTATTTACGAACTGCCAAACGGAGAAACAAATTCGACGACTTTGGAAATTGTTGCAATTGCAAGTAAAAACCCACCAGTGCAGGAGACCCTATAATGGCTGAAGATAACTTAGTAAATGTCGACTACACCAGTCGAGACTACTACGCCCTACGTGATGAACTTATTGCACGAATTAAATTTAGGGTTCCAGAGTGGCAGGGGTCAGATGAGTCTGATTTTGGTTTGGCTTTGGCTGAGTCTTTTGCTTACATGGGAGATGTAGCAAACTACTACATTGACCGTATTGCAAACGAAAACTTTTTGGCAACCGCTACACAGCGCGAGTCCCTTTTATCTACGGCTGAAACCTACGGGTATGCTCCAAGTGGGTACTCAAATGCTCTAGTCAACGTTACTTTCTATAACAACTCAAATTCTCAACAAGTGCTTCCTGCAGGAACTCGCGTATCAGGAGACATTATTACTGATGACGAAACAGTCACTATAACGTTTACTACTTTAAATGCCGTAACCATTCCTGCTTTTGCAAACAGTGTGCGTGGAGAAGCATCAACTCTATGTGAAGAGGGTATCTCTAACACTGTAGAGGCTGGCAGTGTTTACGGAGTTCTTTTAGGTTCTTCAACTGGAAGTGCTGAGCAAACCTTTGATATTGACGATGACCCAGTTGTTTTAGATAGCATCAACGTTTATGTTGAAAGCGGTAACACCTTTGGACTTTGGACCCGTGTTCAACACTTAATTGACTATGGTCCAAATGATGCTGTGTACACCGTTCGATATGACAGTAATAACCGTTTGTTTGTTGTATTTGGTGACGGTGTTTCAGGTGCGGTTCCAACACTTCACTCTGCTATTCGAGCCACCTACACTATTGGTGGTGGAACGCTAGGAAATATTAAATCAGGTATTATCACAACATTAGCGTACGTTCCTGGGTTATCCGAACAACAGGTTGCTTCTCTTTCAGGAATAATCGATGTTAATAATACTACTGTAGGTGCTGGTGGATTAAACCCAGAGTCAAATGCGTCAATTAGAACAAACGCTCCCCTATTCTTACGTGCACAAAATCGTGCAATTACAATTGATGATTACCAAAACCTTGCCTTAGCGGTTGAGAATTGCGGAAAAGCAAAAGCAGTATCTAGTGGTTACACCTCAGTAACTATGTACATTGCTCCACGTAGAGAAGATGTGGACGGTGACGCAACTCCTGGTATTACTGACGTAGCGGGTACGCCAACTGCTAACACAGAGTGGACATCTCTTAGAGATAGAGTAGTAGCGTTTATGGCAGATAAGACATTAGCGGGAGTTACACTTACTCTTACTCAACCAACCTACGTGCCTGTATCGCTGGGTATTCAGTACAAACTAGACCCGTCTTACACAACAGCCGTAGCAGAACGTACTTTGAAGCAAGCCTTAATCTCTAACTTTGGGTATAACTACGTAAGTTTTGGAGAGAGAGTCTCTGTTCAAGATGTTGAGTACGTTATTACTAATATCCCAGGAATCTTGCGAGCCAAGTGTCAGTACCTGTATAAAACAGGTGCGGGACAAGGCGTATCTATTATACAGGCATTAGATAATGAAATTCTTAGTTTTTCAGAGAGCGACATTATTTTAACGGGTAACTTGGCATAATGTATAACAATGTTGCCGATTCCGAAAAGTTCTTTGGTCATTACAGGGGAGTTGTTGTTGACAACAAAGACCCAGACGGTCATCGTAGAATTAAGGTAAAGATTCCTCAACTAAACGATGTTGACGTAACTAACTACGTATGGCCTAAAGAAGTTTCTAGTGTACGTTCTGAAGTTCCTGACATCGGTGATGGTGTTTGGATTGTTTTTGAAG